TGGCCGTTGGGAGCGGGACTGGCTGCCCAGTCGGCGGTGGCGGCTTCCCTGCCTTGCCAATCTTTCCGGCTGGCGTCAGCACCACTCTGCCGTTGATCCCCTCCGTCCCTGTGACATCCCGGAAGAACACGATCTGATCGTCAGGCAACACCACTGGAGTCGTAACCTCGACCGGCGAGCCTGCATCGACGTTGTCGACATCGTATGTTGCATAGGCTGCATCGTAGGGGGCTGATGCTGGGGTCACATTCGAGAAGTTCCCGTGGCTGTCCACGAAGCGGCAATACGCGTACAGCGTGCCAACGATCTCACCCTGATCTGCACCGGTCAGGACGACAGCCTCCTCGGGAGGAGCCACCCCGGCAGGTTCGAACTGATCCCGCAGCCCCTCCCATCGCACGACCGGCTGGAGGCCGTTGGCCAGGTACAGGAACTCGTTCGGAGCTTCCGCAAAACATTCCATATCGATACCTCACTGTCGCCAGCGGCCGTAGCCGCGGAAGCCTTCGACTTCGACGCCGGTCATCGCCATCACACTCAGCATCTCCGTGTCTTCAAGCGACTCGCCGGCAATGTGTTCCAGGTAGGAGAACGCCTGGTGCTTCAGGCGTGGACGGGGATGAGCACGATCGGGGTAGACTGGCATCCAGTCCGCCCGTTGAGTCTCTGCGGTCCCCAGACTCAACACGTCCGACTGAGCATCGACCGGTTGTCGTCGTCGCGGAACGCGAGAGCGACTGTCGGGAGTGAATGTCATCCATTCCGTCGACGTGTCAGCAGGAACTCCGACACCGTCCAGTATCGCTGCCAGCGGATCATCTGTTCGCTGTCGTCGTGGCGGTCGTGAATGCCTGGCTGTCGGACACTCGAACCATTCTGTCGTCGTGTCTCCAGCCGGCGGAGCTGGATCATCCTCCAGCAGCACCGGCCCCGAGTACGCTTGGTACTGGAAGAGTTCGATCGCCACGGCTTACACCCCCGGCGGCAGGATCAGCTTTGGGACCGCTACCGAAACCGCCGTGGGGTTTCGCGTCCCTTCCATGATCTCAAGCTGAGCCTCGATCGGGACGCAGTTCTCGCACCTCTGGCCACAGACTGGCCCGTTGCATCGGAAGCAGAAGCCTCGCAGTTTCCCGCTGCCAGGCCGGATCTGCCACTGGTAGCCACAGTGGACGCACTGCAGCATGTCTGATTCGCTAATGACCCCCGTGTCGTCGGTCACAATCGTATGACCAGCCGGACGACGGGAGACCAGCTTGAGGTCTCCTGCCATCGCAGCTTACTCCAGGAAGAACATCGTGGCGCGGTGGATGGCGGTGCCACCGCTGGCGGAGGACTTCAGTCCAATACCGTTGCTGGCTGTCGCCGGAAGAATGAGGCCAAAGCCTGGCTCGGCCAACCAGCGATGCAAAGCTCGCTGGTGCAGCGCAAAGTCCAGCAGTTCGCTGTTCGCTGTGTAGGTCGGCTCAGCAGAGTGAGCCACGCCGAAGTCACACGAGGCCGCCTTGAAAGCGGGATCGGTGGGGACTGGTGTGAATCCAGATCCCTCGGTCCCGACCGCCGTGCTGCGCATCAGGAAGAAGATGGTCATCAGGTCGGCGGGAGTAGCCCCGCAACTGACCAGCAACTCCACGATCTCCGCACGAACCATACTGGAGCCAGGCTCAAACAGGTTCAGGATCGTCTTGTCGGTGCCGACGGCTGCCGCGCCCTTGCCACTGTACTTCGACATCTCTCTCACTCCTGAGCGGTAGATTGGGAGCCGCTTGGAGTTGCACCTATATTGCCGTGGGAACGCGTCGACGTCTAGAGCGCAGCACTTGTTGCTGCATCGTCTCCTCGTGTGTCGCTGCGCCGCCGCCAGCCGTGTAATTCACGGTGATTCGAATATGATCAATCCGTGTGGTGCTGTTGCCTGAGTGCGTTGACGAGAAAACGACGCCAAAGTCCACGTCATTGATGTCCGCGTCGGTCCACGTTTCGCTCCACAGGTCGGCTGCCCCGCCGTATGTGCGATAGGTGTCTGTTGTCGTAATGTTGACGGCTGTGCCTTTGTTAGTGCTGCCAATCGAACCGTCGGCCTTGACGATCTTCACCGTCGAATCGTTAGGAGCGCCTGGGCCGGTTTTCGACATCTCGATTTCTACGGTGATCCCGTCGATGGTTGCCCCAGATGGAATCGAAAATCCGAAGTTACTCGCCTTGAGATAATGATCGGCGGCGGCACCAGCTCCTGTGACGCTCGCATAGGCGTCGTCGCTGGCTGCGGCATTACTTGTAGTGCCCCACGTGAGCGTTCCGATTGCGGCATCGTCCGCAAGCGTGCCAGGGCTATTGGGTCCGGCAGTTGACATGCTTTACTCCGGCCAGCGGAAACCGAGAACCGACTTTTGAATCTCTGGAAAGTCAGTCTCTACAGACTCCAGACGCTTGATAGCGCTCTGGAAGATGTCGGTGAGCTGCCTCCGGAAATAGTCCACACGATCCTGGGCGGTGTATGGCGTCTCGGGGGTCTCGTCCGCTGCAGCATCCGTCCGCATCGGCTGGAGAACGATGGTCCCGGAATCGACCACCACGTCGTCTCCCTTCTCGACCGTCTGCCGGATCTGATAGTCGATCTGGACTCCCGTCATTCCATTTCGGCTGACTGCTGTTGCCGTCCCGTAGTACATGGTCAGTTCCCTGCGCAACGAAGTTTAGGAATAATCTTGAACGATTCACCGGTGGCTTTCTCGACGACCTGAGAGAGCAGCACGATCTGATCGAAGATCCCTGTCGTTCCGCCCTTTGTGCTGCTACTGACCAGCCCGTAGCCCTTGATCCGAATGTTTGTCGTGGCGACAAAGTCCGCTGCGGACCCGGTCAGAAGCCCGCCCGCTGGAGTTCCTGGCACAAAGGCAGGACGTGTTGCCGAAGCGTACCCGGTCAGCTCTGACCAGCCCGCATGGCTTGCCGGGGTATCAGTGAGTGCCACACCCGTATAGCCCTCGGCATTGATCAGGTAGATATACCACTGCGAGACCTTCGTCCCGTCGCAGTACATCACGCTGATTTGTTTATTCCGACCGTCGTTCACCTTCATGGCTTCCTCAGTCGCTGGGGTTCCGGCCGCTGGTCATGATGCCGCGAGTCGTGTGCATGACAAGGTGGGTTGCGTACGGACGTTCGTAGCAGTACAGCCCGATAATCCGCCCGTTGGTGTGTCCGCCTGGAAGGATCGTGAACGTCTGTTGGAGCGACCCGCCGCTCCAAGCGAAGGTCACCGTATAGCCCCCTGCCGAGAAGGCGGGCCCGAGGAACAGCTTGCCGCGGAACAGCCCGTCCGTCCTGGAGGCATCGAGCGGAGCCAATTTGACTGTCTGTCCTGCCACGGTCGCCGTGGGTGCAGCGGTCGGCACGACGTTCACCGCACCAGACCGACACCGCAACCACAACGGCAGATCCTGCCCGAGCTGGAAGTACCCGATGACGTTGGCCGTGCTCGCTAGGGTGTCGTCCACCAGCCCGTTCACCACAGTGATGTACGCATTCTGGCTGCATGCGGCTGCTGAGGCGATGTACGTGATTTCCAGCCGGTACACCCCCAGGTCGACCACGGGGCTGCTGAGGTCGATCGTCGCGCGATACGTGTTCGTGGCCGACAGATCGCATGTCCCCTTGGCGATCGGCGTGTTGCTGATGACACCGTAGAGCGACCATGTCACCTTCCCCGTAGGGATGGCTGTGATCGTTGGTTGGATCGTTGTCCCGAGGGCAGCGTACATCAGTCAGTCCTCGAAGGAGACAACAGTCAAGCCCCGTCGCACGTCCAACCGCCCCACATCCGAACTCATCGCGTTGATCTGTTCCCGGGCCGCCCCGGGTGGTAAGTCCTGCGGGTCGGCATGCAGGATCAAGCCGGGGAAATCGTCGATGGTAATCCTGACCTTCGCCTGCTCGATGCTCATGGTACAATCTCCATCGAGTTAGTCGCGGTCTGCCTCCAGCCCATCGAGCGGAGCTTATCGAAGTCTACCACCTTTGGGTCAGACTCCTTAGCCACGAGCAGCGCTTTTCCTGCCCGGCCAGTTGCCATGCCGGCGTCTTTCATGTTGCGAGCCGTGGCCAGATTCTCCTCGCACTTACGTTTGAACGCTGTCAGGACCGGGTCGTAACCCACGTCGATTGGGTCACTGATCGTGAAGCCCTTCGTCGCTAGTGAGGTCGTCGGGGCTTCGTAGACCTCAACCGTCCAGGCCGACGCGTATAGCGATGCGTCCCGGATCACCAGCTCCACAGCGTACGGGTTGTCCAGTTCGTAATGCCCTTCCGGCGCCGTCGGCCTGCTGGCATCGTCCGAGATCCGAAGAACACATCCGTTGTGTACGGCGGCAGTCAGCCCCAGGGTGTGGTCAGAGAGGGTGACCGTCGTCGAGTTGGCCGTACAGGTGGCCGTCCCGTCGCTGATCTCCTCCACTCGCGGCATCCGTGGCTTCCGCTGGTACAGGTACTCGATCGACAGTGCCGACGTCGTGTACGGATCGAACACCGCCGCCAGCCTGCCCGGGAGGTCCGGCGATGGCATGATCGTGTAGCAGCACGGGTTGCCACCCATCCGCGACAACCGGCTGGTTCTCTGCCACTTCGAAGGTGGCACGTAAGTGATGTCCGTCAACTGCGATGGCAGTAGGAGCTGGTCCCCTTGGCGGAAGTCCGCCGGCAGTGTCACCGATTCCTGGAGCAGCAAGTACGACGTTCCAGACGCGACGTCAGCGCCGGGGTTCAGAGTGGGTTCAAGGATGATGACGGTGTTGCTGGTCCGTGTCGCCACGCGGTAAACCTGCTGGCTGATGACCAGCACGCAATCAGCCGCGTAGGTCGGCCAGGTTCCACTGGTCAGGGTGACCGTCCGCGTGCTGTGTGTGTACGCGATCGTCCCCGTCGAGTAAGACGCCTGGAGGTTCAGCCGCCCAATGGTCCAGTAATAGGCCCACGTGTGCAGCGACGGGAACTCCTCCCACGCATCCCGGATGGCACGCTTGATGGACCTCCCGGCCCCCTCATCAGAGATCGTGCCGAGGAAGTCCCGCAGTTCAGAGGTCAAGTCGCCGTAGGTCAGCATGCTTACGCTCCAGAAGACTTTTTCTTGTGCCAGTGCGGAGTCCGCTCCCCCTTGATCTTCTCTTTCAGCTCGAGCTTTTCCTTCGGCGTCGGAGCCAGATCCGGGTTCTTCGTTGTCAGCCGGTCAACCTCGTCATCGACGATGTCATCCGCAACACCAGGGTGCGACTCCGTGGACGGCAGATCGTCCACCTTGCGGCTGACCGCACCGGAGCAGCCCCAGCCACGTTCCTCCAACACCTTCTGGACGTCGTGTCGGTCAGACACCCAGGCCCGAGGATCGCCCGGGAAGTTCGCCAGAGTGCCGAGGTAGATCTTCCCGGCGGTACTGACACCCGCCCGTTGTGCGGCTTGCTTGTAGAAGTCTCCCGTGCTCGGTGAGTCCTGGAACTGGTTGCCGTTGTGATGCCCCTCGAACAGCAGAGCATCTGTCTTCAAGGCCGGTCCCTGCTGAAACGCCAGGGCCTCCGCGAGTTTCGGCGAGCAGCCGTTGCGGAGGCATTGTTCGTAGTGAGCCTGAATCCGGGGTTCGTCGGAGATCAGGTCGGGGCGTGTTGCGGTCGCTTGCATGTGGAGCCTTTCTTACGCTGCTGGTGGTTGAGGAGGAGCACCGCCGGGAGGCGGCATTGGTGGAGGCGGAGGAGCGGCCGGGAACGGGGGAGGCGGTTCCATCTGGCGAGCCTTGGCCCACTGCGCCTGGAGCCAGTTGATCTGGTCGGCATTGCCCGTACCTTGGTAGACCGCCATGTACTGCGGACCCATCGCCTGCATCATCTGATCGATGTTCGCCAAATCGCGCGACTTGTTTGGCCTTCTAAGCGACTCGGCCTCGATGCGGTAATCGAACTCCCGGCAGACCGTCTCCAGATCCGCGGGATCAGGCTTGTAGACGTACTGCGCCCAGAGCATCGACAGCGGAGCCGTGAACGGCTGCTGTTCGTTCCATTGCTCCTGGAAGACTGGCGCCACATCCGCCGGCCCGATCATCGTCCTGGTAGCGATCGACTCCTTGCGTGCGACCTGAGACTGCCACTCGGATGTTCTCTTGGCCATCTGGTCGATGAACTGCATCGTCATCGACTCCTTGATCTGCGACTCAGCCGCCGATCGGTCCTGGGTGTCACTCTGGCCGTACATCATCGGGGTCAACCCGGTGCGCAGGTCGAACAGGTGTGACGCCAGGTTGAACAGCGTGATGACCGACTGCGGCGGAGGAGGGAACTCCTTGAACTGCACCAGATCGTTAATGTTTTTAGTGAGCGACCGCTTGAACTTGAGGATCGTGACATCGTTGCCGTTCAGCAGCTTGTCCACGAACTCCGGTTCGTTCTCTTCGGCGTAGGCCAGGATCGGGCGAGACGACCACTTGGTATGACCAGCCAGGAAGCTGAGACACCAGTTCATCAGCTTCAGCTCGCCCAACGCGGACTTGAAGTGCGAAGCGGAGTACACGCAACCAAGGCGTGGCTTGAACTCCACCAGCGAGCACGGCCAGGGACTGAAGTGATCGCCGTGCAACGGGATCGGCCACGAGACGGCGGCCCGCAAGGCGTCCATGTTCTCCTGCTGCATCAAATCCACTTCGACAAGTTGCGGCGGGATGTTGATCGGCCAGTGATGACCCTCGGCCACCACGAGGTAGACGTTCTCCCCGAACTGCTCCATCGCATCCCAAATCGGGTCGTCAAGGTTGGCCCCTTGTAGGCGTCCACCAATCCCCATCCGGCTGTAGATTTTGTAGTAGACCAGCGTGTCGCAAGCTGACGAACGCGCCCGCATCGAGGCAGCGTCGTCATCGTCCTTCGTGGCCCCGGCGTGTTTGGCAGACTCCATGTTGGCTTTGATCGAGCCGCGCGGCCACCCGTACATATCCTCCACCATCCACACGGGATGCTGGCACTTCCGCACCACGAACTTCCCGTGGTTCTGCATCTGCGCGTCGGGATCCGCGATGTAGTTGTCGTACACGCTGTCCCACGTGGAACCAACCACCTTTGTCGTCGACCCCTTGGGCTGATGGATCTCCGTCCACAGCACCCCCATGCCGCCGACCATGCACTCGATCAATGCCCGCAGGGAGTGGCCCTGCAGGTCCAGTTCGTTCGGTGTGTAGTTGAGCACGTTGCCCAGGAGCGAAGAGACGGCCATCGACCGGAAGCTGGTCGCGTTGACCGTCTGCATCGCCATCTGTGCCATCATCGGATCGCCGAACGCTTGGAACAGCTCGGGCGGAACGTCGTTCCTCCGCCGGCTGACCTCTCGCGTCGGGTTGTCGAGGTACAACCGGGGGATGATGCGATCCACCCCCTCGGCGATCTTGTTCAGCGTCATACGGAACGTCAGCTTCGGACCCCCTTCGCCGGGATCCACCTTCAAGCCGACGCCACCCTCGGCGTACTTCCCCCCGTACATGAAGTCGTGGCTGCCATCAAAGAACTTATGGCACTCCGCGGCGACATCACGGTATTCGCGCTGTTTGTATTCCTTCCCTCGCTCAATCATTTTGAGCCAGAGATCACAAGTAGCGCCGAAGGGGGCTGACGATCCGTACTGCTGTTCTGGCACGGCTATTTCCCGGGGTTGGTAATGGCGGCCAGCAACTGCTGGACCTGGGACTCAAGAACGGCGACCTTGTTCCGCATCGCTCGGAATTCGAGCTCGTGGTCAGTCAGATCCCAATAGCCCCGCTTGTTTACCTCGGCGTTGATGGCGTTTGGTGCGCTGCTGTGCGGGACGCACATGAGGTCGGATGATGTCACCAGTGCGCCGCGGTACGGCATGACCAGCGACAGGGCGAGGCTCGTGTTGTTCACGTTCTGACGAGTCACGAACGCGGCGACCGGCGGGCTCGAGGAGTTCTTGCGGTAGAACACCAGGTCACCGGGCTGGACGTTCGGGACGTCTGACTTGACGGCAGTGGGAGCGGGAGCGGTGGCGGGAGACATGAAAACTCCTAGGAAGCGGGACCGAGGGACACGAACTCTGCTGGTTTGTGACGCTTCTTCTCGTTGTCGAGATAGCGCTGGATGAAGTCGAAGGAGCGATCGACGGGAGGCGGGGGCGGGGCGTACTGCGGGTCGAACGCGGACAGGTACTCCGCACAGTTGCCTGCGATAAGCGGCCGGCCATTTCGTCGAACGATCAGCGTTCCATTAGGGACCGTGACGCAGTAGACCATGCCCTCGTACTGCACCGTCTCGAAGTTTGGCTTACCGGTTTTGTCTCGCAGGCCGGCGATTGGAAGAGTCCATTCGGAGACGATTTGGAGCGGCTTCGTTGGGATCACTGGGCAGCCACGGATTACAGAGACCGGATTCTCCTTTGGTGTCACACTGGCGTTTCGACCGACCTTGATAAACAACTCCTGAATCTCGTCAGCGAGTCGCTTACTGACTGAGTAGTAGAACGCCCCTCCGTCTGGCTTGTATGTGCCGTCGCCTGCGATCGCTCCGTCAAGGAACCTTTGAATCGTTCCCTTGTCTGACCAGCGAATCCAATCCGGTACAAACTTCGAATACTTGTCGCCGAGGGGACGGACGACGCTCCAAAGCGCCTTCGCTGAGCACACGAAGTCAGTCGCGCTTTCGTGCCAGATCCAAGGCAGTCGTCCCAAAAGTTCCCGGAGTCGCTCCTTGCCCTTTGGTTTGGTCTGCGAAACGCTAACCCTATACCCCCAGCCAGGGCACCGCGGCCGCTTCGTGCTGCTACCCTCTGCGACGTACCAACCAAGAAACTCGGCGAAGTCTCCGGCATCAACAATCTTGTCACCGCCCTGGCTTCGTGGGCATCGCTCAACCAGGAAGGTCTCTCGCTTCCGCCCTGCCCAGTCCGCTGTGAGCTTGATCCGGTGAGACGGCTTCAAATCTCTCGCGAGCACAATTCGTGGATCTGGATAGGCGTGGGTGTTAATGACCATCCGATGGTTTGGTGTGACAAGCGCGTCGAGCTTGTGACCACCGAACCGAACCATGTCGCCTGAGTGCTTCCGCTCAACGTACTTCGTCGGGAACTGATACTCGATCTGGTTCGTTTCCAGATTGACGGTCGCAACCCGTTCGGTTCGCGGCAGTGCATCAAACCTCACCCAACCAGATTCGCTGAGAACTTCGGTTTCGGAGTCAAAGCAATCGATCAAGTGGCTGGCCATGCGCTTCCGGGCGCTGTGGTCGACGACACCGTCCACCTTCCGGAACAACTGGTTCTCAACCTCCCATATGAACATGGGGCACTTCTCCCCATGCACGCGTAGGTAGGGGCGACCGGAGGCGGGGTTGACCTGCAGCCAGCCACGCAACGCTTCCTCGCGGCCCCGCTTGTCGGTCGAGCCCTCGATGAAATCGCTGCCGGTCATGGCACTCTCAATGCCCAGCGCGGCCAGGGCCTCGCTGTACTGCTCGCGAACCGTGCGGCCATGCCCAACGTCGCTCTGCCGGCCCATCTGGTTGTCGATCAGGAACGCGCGGAATGACTTGGTGTAGTCACCCATCTTCGCCCGGACCTCTTCCGCGAAGCGTGTCGCGCTTCCCTGCTTGATGTAGATCTCGTCGTAGAAGTGGACTTCCAGCGGGTCAGGGTTGACGGCCGCGAACAACACCGCCAACGGAGTGACACCGGGGTCAACGATCATGAACCGTGCCCAGGTCGGTGGGATCGGGAACGGCTTGATGCAATGCACCGCGCGGGAGAAGTCCGCGTAGACCAACTGTCCCTTGACCGCGAACTCCCCGTAATACTTGACCCGCCGTTGCTCCTCTGTCAGCGAGTCGAAGAACTGCCGCTTCGCCTCCGCTGTGATGAACGGGTTGTCCTCGATCAGGAGCTGCTGCTGGAAGTACCGGCCATCCCCGAACGGACGCGTGGCAATCTTGAACAGGTTGTAGAGGTGGAACGATCCGCACTCGGGGGTTGCCGACCAGATCCCCGGAGCGTTGTTCTTGAGCGAGCGGGCCAGGAGCTCAGCCACCCAGAGATTGTTCTCCACGTCTTCGTCGATTCTCCAGCCGTGGATCTGAGTACCCTGCTGCGGGTGCTCTTGGCTGGAGAAGAAGATCCCCTGATTGCCGCAGGTCGTCGTGACGCGCCGAATCAAGTTGTCCTTCCGGGAGAGGTAGGACTCACTGGCGATTAAACGCTTCGGGATCAAGGGAGCCGCCGGCCGCCGCTTTTCCGTGTAGGCGAGGTCGTACTCCATAGTTGGGTTGTAGATTCTCCACTGCCGCGTGTGCTCATCGCGGATGATGTCGAACGCCCCTTCGCGGCTGAGTCGTGGCCACATCAGGTTCGAGATGTGTTCCCGCTTCCAGCCCACAAAATAAAACGTCCCGTTCTCTTTCGGGAGGTCAGTGCGGAATGGGTGCTTGCCGGTCAGCATCCAGGCGGACTCGATGTCCGCTGCGAGACTCTTCCCGGCCTGGTTCGACCCGATGAGCAACCGCACCTTAGCGGGCGACCGGTGGAACGCTTCGACCTTGGGGAGTGCCACGTAGAGACGACTGGCCTCGGTCTCACGTCGAGCGAGTTCCTGGCGGGCCTGGTGAGCCAGTCCAAGTTCTCTCGCCGAGGGACCGTCATTGCGCGGCGCCGGGCCGACCTCCTTCGATTGCTCGGAGGGCTTAGACCGTTGGCGGTTGGCCGGTGTCCTTGGCATGGACGGAGCGACCAGCTTTTTCTTTGGTGGCGGCATCAGCGGGAGGCTTCGACGTGGCGGGAGCCGCTGTCTTCGTCGCCTGCTGTTGGCTGGCGTCCACTAGGTCCACCAGTTCTGCTAGTTCGTCGTCTTCAAAATCCTCGATCACTGGGGGAGCATCCAGTCGATCTGCCTGCGTGTTCAGATTGATCACACCAAGGATGATTCGTTGCTTGGCGACAGCGTTTTCTGTTTCGGAGTAACAGGTGTGGACCTCGCGAGCGAAGAGGGTCATCCCTCCGAATTCCCTGATGATCGCGGCTGCCATCTCAGACGCTGTGCCACGTCCGTTCAGCAGTTCATCGATCTTTTGCTCGTCGGTTTTGCGCTTACGCCCCATCGCTTTAGAGTCCTCGGGTTGCCGGTTGGACGGGCTTGGTGGCAGACTTTTGGCAGGACTGTTCACCAAGCCGTCCGGCGGCAGTATCGAGAAGATACACCTCCGGAGAATCGAGTGTCAAGATGATGACGATACGGTGGCGTGAAAGGATCAATGTGAAAAGGTGTTTCACGCTTTCACCACGACTCACCAGACACCGCCTTGATGATCCCAAAGACACCGCCCACAACCACGACTGCCAGCCCGCCGATGATCCAGTCCATGCGATTCCTTTCCGTGAAGTGTTGACCCCTACTATTGCGAAACGTCACTTGAAAAGTTCGCGTTGCTTCATTGCCGCAGATTCTCTCGGCTCCTCGGCAATGCAGTCAGGGCAGTCACCAAGATGCGTCCACCAATCGATGTATCCTCCGTGCCTGTCGTGGACCTCTTCCGACTGCTCGAATGTCTGCACTTCAACGATCGCTTCCCACCCTGCCGATGAGGCCGCGTCTATCGTCGATCCATCGTGGTCGTCACGGTCACAACCAGTGCAGGCGAGCCTAATCCTCACGTCGATTCTCCGTCGCAATAAAGTGACGACCAATTCGCATCACACTCTTGCGCCCGCAATCCAGGCAGCCCCAGATAAAAGTCCACTGCGGATGCCGTCGCGCTTCGGAACAGCAGTGACGGCAGCGGTATCCGGGGATCGGCTTCCAGCCGGCGGACACCGGCAAACTCGCGTTGATGATGTTCATGGGTACTCACGTCGTTGGAGCTTCGTCGGGAACTGGTTGGCGTCGTGCAGGACCTTGCCGTCGCGTGGGAT